TTACGCAGTCAGTTCCAGATTGGGGTTACGTTCGATCAAGCCTTCATGGCGTAGGCGTTGATAGAAGAAATACAGTCCCTTGCCGGTTATCCGCGCATGTGCTTTTTTGTCGAGTTCCCCATCGGTGTGCTTGAACGTATGGAAACGAGTCACCATCAAGCCCTTATTGATTGAAATTTGCATAGCTTGTGTGCCTTGTTTGTAAATAAATCCCCCCATACGGAGCCAGTCGAAGAATTTTCTGGGGCGGATGCTGAGCACTTTGGCGGCTTCGGTGATGGTGTGTTCGGCATCTGATGCAGTGACTGCCTCAGCGAATTCGACTTTAGGCATATCACTCTTGACCTGAGCTTCGAGAGCCAGGCGTTGCTCGTATTGCTCTGCCCATGCGCGTGCGGCTATCGCTGGATTTGTAAAGTCGGGGAGGGCGGGCGTTTGACGCGTTCCGTACGACCCCGTTTTTCTGATCGTCGGCAGTACCTCCCCGCACACCCAATCCTGAAACCGTTCTGCGCTTTCGAGCTTGGAGCGCATGATAAGACGGTAGAGGTTCCCTTCATTTAGGTATGCGAGGGGTTGGACACCACCTTTAGTAGGGGTGTCGTGTTTCGCGACTCCCTTATTTTTGGTATGGTTTCGGAGTGCGTCCCGGGTGTTTGAGTATCCGAGAGCCTTGCACACGTCAATTGCGCAGAACCAGGGCTCACCGTTCTCGACGATGACACGAAGGTTCGAGCCTTCGAACTTGAATGTTTGAATCAGTTCATTCATTGAGAATGCTCCAAAAGAAAAGCCCCGGCGCATGAGCGTCGAGGCCTGTCAAGAAAAGTGGTTGATTACGCTGTTAGGCGTTTGGGCTGGTGCGAAGCCCAGGACTTGTAGCAATCAAGGTCTTTGACCGAGTACCCCTGTTTAGCTAGTGCTTCTTCCATAAAGCCAAGTCCCAGATCATTAACTGCTTCCCAAAAATGAGCTGCGAGAGGGGATTTCACGCGGCGCAAGAGCGCTAAAAAGAGATTCAGATCGTCTCGAAAGAGATATCGCCAGTAATAGATAAAGACAACGATTCTCTCGGCCATAACTTCATCGATCACGATCGAACCTTCGGGAATTTTCGGCGCCGGAAGCTGCGGTTTAAGTGTGCAGGTTTCGATGAGCGCGAGTGCAGCTTTCATCTGATCGTGTCTTAGGTCTTTGTAGCTCGCGATCTTGAAGTAGTCGTAAAGAGCGTTGTAGACCGTCTGATAGTGAACCGATGAGTTCTTAGCGCGCGCCTTGATGGCCTTGCGGATCTCGTACTGCTCTGAAGTCGAGATCTGCGCGGACTGGTCTGTTTCGTAGCGTCCCGTGCGGCGAATCGCCGGCAGGACTTCGGACGTGACCCACTTGCGTGCTTTGTATGCGGCCGTACCTTTTTGTAAGGCGGCGTCAGAGCGAAGTACAAGAGTCCATAAGCCGCTTTCGTTGACCACCGTAAGGGGGCTGCCACCTTGCGGGGCAGGAACGGCAGAGCGTTCATCTTCATCGAGAGACGCGACACGCTTACGGATGTTTGAGATTCCGAACATCCGTTCGATATCAACGGCAACGAACCAGGGATTGCCTTCCGTGTCGTATACCCGAAGGGTGAGATCAGGGGCAAAAGTGAAAACCGCAGGAACGGTTGTGACATTGACTTGCATAGCAAGGCTCCATGAGAGGTTATAAACCTCGTGCCCACTTTCCACGGTGGGCGGGCGAGGCATTGCGGGGGTGGAAAAAGTCGCGTCTCGCGTGGCGCCCGGGCAAGGCAGTCCCGCAAGCCTCTCCCATAAATTGGGTCTTGCATCGGTGTAGCTTTAAGCTACATCGCTTGGCTTGCCTACTGTTTCAATCCTCGGCAAGGCGCTAACAAAAAAGCCGCTCCAATGTTGGCGGCTTTATGCGCCATGAGATCAGTCGGGTTTCCACGCCCGGCACCGTCGCTTTCACGGTGCAAGGGAAGAGTACTCGATCTGGAGGCGTGTGTCAAAAAAGCCCCGGCAGGGGAGTGCCGAGGCCTGTTAAGAAAAGTGGTTGATTACGCGGCTTTGCGCTTAGGTTGGCAGGAAGACCAGTGCTGATAGCAGGGCATGTCGTTGATGTCGTGCCCGTGCTTGGCAAGAATTTCTAGGATACGACCCCAAGAAACTTCATGGAAAGCGTCCCAAAAGCTTCCGGCCAAAGGCGAATCAACTATGCGCAAAAGGCCGTCAAGCTTTCCAAAGACGTCAGCAAAGAGAAATCTCACGTAATAGATGAATGTGAGCAGGGCTTCGGCCTCTTGAGCGGACAAGATGACTGAGCCTTCCGCAAGCGTCGGCGCCGGAAGTTGCGGCTTAAGTGTGCATGTCTCGATGAGTGCGAGTGCAGCCTTCATCTGATCGTGCCGCAGGTCTTTGTAGCTCGCGATCTTGAAGTAGTCGTAAAGAGCGTTGTAGACCGTCTGGTAGTGAACGGAGCTGTTCTTAGCGCGCGATTTGATGGCCTTGCGGATCTCGTACTGCTCTGTAGTCGTGATCAGCGCTGACTGGTCTGTCGGGGCTCGCAGCGCTTCTTCCATCCGCTTGAATTCGTCAATGTATGCCCACTTGAATTGCGCAGCCTTCGTGCCCGTGAAGCCCATGGCAAGGAACGTGAATCCTTCCTTCGTCAAGGCGTATGCACGATACTTGACGACGCCATTACCAAGGTTCGCCGGCTTTTCAATGTTGATCTTAATGAAGTTGTTAAGCCGTTCTTCTGGCGTGGTCTTCAAGATGGACTCGATATCACGAAGGACATGATCGTGACGTTTGCCAAAAACATCGGCAATGTTAGTTGAAAGAACGGTTGGAATGCCGTTGTAAATAGTGACCGCAGGAGCGGCTGAGTGAGTAGCAACAGCTTGCATAGCTTGTCTCCGGTAGAGGTTTAAAAACCTCACCGCCGCTTTCCACGGTGGCGGGTGAGGTCTCGCGGGGTGGAAATACCGATCTACCGGAGTCGGCCACCCGAAGGTGCCCGCGAGCCTCTCCCATAAAGAGACTTTTACGCAAGTTATTGAAATTCCCTAGCTCCCCATTTTTGGGGTGCTGGCGAACAAAAAAGCCGCATCAAATTGGGCGGCTTACTTGCGCCGATAGATCAGTCGGGTTTCCACGCCCGTCCCCGTCGCTTTCACGGGGCAGGGATATTCTGCCCGATCTTAGGCGCTGTGTCAAAATGGAAAAGGAGCTTGCGACAAACGTCGCGAGGGGAGTCTTGCCATGAATAATCTTTATCGATCTCTTATTTCGTTGGCTACCGTGTTCCCGTTGAGCATCACGTTCAGCTATTTGTACTCGGATTGGCTGCTGAGCCTGTTGCCTGATGTGGTCTCTCATTTCTTAGAAGCTCACCTGAACGCGCAGCTGGTATTCGTTTTGTGCGCAGTGGTGTTCAACTATGCTCTTGGGCAAATAATCCTGATCTACCTCGGGTGGGTCGCGACGAAGTTGGATCGACTCCCCGTGAAGCTAACAAGCGTCAAAGAGCTGGGCACAGATAGCCTGTTGGCCTATCTGCCATATGTTCTTCCTTTGTTCATGATCCAGGGAGATCGCCAAGAGCCGACGGGGTGGTTGCTTGGCGGGATCTTGTTGTTGATCCTCTCGTGGGCGTCAATGACGATTGCTTTTTCCCCATTGCTGCGAATTTGTGGAATGCGCTTTTTTGAGGCCACGCGACCAGACGGCACTACTGTGACGGTGTTGATCAAAAATCCCAGCCTTAGGCCGTTGCGATTGACGGAAGCTTCAAGTATTTCGGATAACTGCTTGTATGGATTGAAATGATGGATAACGCGGAATCTCTGTTTGTCTCTGGAGCCTCTTTTCGTGGGGTGTCGACCTGCGTTCGGCGTCTCAAACTCATGTCTGATGCGGCCAATGATATAAGCGCCGTTGTCAGAAGCCAATACGAAGAGTTTTCAGAGCTAAGCGAAGTTGAATTCGACGGTCGTTACAAGGTGGAATCAGACGAATGCTTTTCCATCAGCGACTATGTTGATGCCGATGGAACATTCGCGTCGTTTCAGGAAATCATTAATGGTAACTGTAGCGATGTACTGAAAAACACGGATTCCTTAAGCGAATGCCGTGCTCTATTGTTCCGAGCGCCACAATTACCTAATCTGGTGCTAATTCAGCGCTTCACCAATTCTTATCTCGCTAAGCGCGATCGTTGGTTTGGTTTCGGTTGCAGCGACTCAGTCAGAAAAATCGAAGAGTCCGCATTCACTATTGCATCGTCGCTTTCAGGGGTCTATGACCTCGAGTCAAAAAGATTGCGTTTTAAAAGTGTTCAGAACATCCGCGCGGTCCTTCCGGGGTTTTCTGATCAGTATGCGCCCGGAGCGGACAAGACGACCATTACAACCTTCTTCCGACAGCCAATCTTCGATCAAGATAGTGCAGACAAAGTCCAAGCGCTTGATTCGATGAAGGTGGCTCGCTTGGTATGGCTACTAAAAGAGCAGGACGCCCCTCTCGAAAGAAGGCTGGCTACTTTTCAGAAATACGATGAAATTCTCAACCTGAACTCAGTCAGAAATGGAAAAATCATTGTGAGCACAGAAGTGCGCAAAATGGAGGTGATTCTTCGCATTTTGTTGGGGGATGTGTTTGAAGACAATGGACGAATCTATTTAAGCAACTCGAAGAGGCCAATCGAACGATTTGCGTGATGAGCTTGTCTTTACTTACGAGATCACCACGGACTGGCGTTCTTCGAGCGCCGCTCCGGGGATGGTCTCGCCGTCCTTGAGCGCCTTCTTCAGCGCTACTTTGTCCGGATCGATCGTCGTCTTGATGCGCCTGAAGGCTTCGGGAAGGGCCTCAAGGTCGAGCACCTTGACGGCTTGCGTCGTGCCGATGCGAAGAGACACCATGACGCCTTTGACCTTTCCGCCCATAGCTTCGAGCGCGGGCATCATGTAGGCCTTCAGGCGCTCGGACTTGTTCTCCAGTGCCTTACGGCGCTTTGCAAGACGCTCTTCTTCAGCCTTGATAGCTTCGGCTTCGGCCTTGAGTTCGCGGCAGTAGCAAGCCGTCCCTTCGAGCTTTTCGGCTGCTGCGGTGGTGTACTCCGCGTAGGCGGCAAGGGCTTCGCCATCGACCTCACCCGTATCGGGATCGGCGTCGAGGCGGTCAAGAAGTTCGCGCAGCGCGCCGGGGATTTCGTAAATTTTCATGGTGATTCTCCAAAAAAACATTGACCGCTTTAGGCGACAAGTTCAAGGTTTGGGTTGCGGTCAATCAGTTCTTCGGCGAGGAGGCGTTGATAGAAATAGAAGAGACCAGCGCCCGTGATATGCGGGGTCGAAGAGGTGCCGGCGGTTCCGTCAGAGTGGTTGAAGCTCGCAAAGCGAACGACCATCAGTCCGCGTCGGATGCTGGTTTGCATTGCGTGATTAGCGTTGGCGTATAGAAAGCCGTTTTTGCGCAGCCAGTCTCGGAACTTTTGTGGGGGCATCCCAAGGATTTTTGCGGCGACTGTGATGGTTACTTCCTTACCGCTAGCAACAACGTCTTCAGCAAAAGCAACCTTCGGTGCGTTTTCACGGGCTTGATGTTCAAGTGCTAGTTTTTGAGACTCAAGCACACCGTTTCTATCTATGGCGTCTGCCAGCTGTCTGAGGGCCTCAGGATATGAGGGCAGTGCTGGTACGGCAGTCTTCGATTTCGCGATTCGCTCGCAGTCGATGAAGTAAAGGCGAGCCTCCTTGCCCTTGGCGTTGCGCTCTACCATGGCAAGTTCTTTCGCCATGTCGAGACTAAGGTAGTAATCCTTCCGCTTGCCGCCGCTTACTAATAATCTAGTAAGCGTTATGAAGTCTTGATTCTCCTGAAAACCGAAGTCTTCAACACGGTTTCTAATCCAGTCATTAAATCGCGCCTTGACTTTAAGGAACGCGTGCAGATCGCGCGCGTTGCACGTCTGAATAGTTTCTCCACCGATGCGGGAGGGTTCGATCCTGATGAGTTCGGTCATTGATAAGCCTCAAACGAAAAAGCCCCGGTGGTTGGCCGGGGCTCTTTGTTATTAGAAGGGCATGTCGTCATCAACGGGAGGATCAGGCGGCATAGAAGCCGCGCTGGAGGCCTGTGCCTGCGTTCCTCCGTCAAGCTTGCGCACCGCCTTGGGATGTTCCTTCAGGTTCTTAAGAAGCGCGGGAATAGCCGTGGCTTCAGTCGCGCCCGAATCGATCTCCTTAGCGGTTCGACCGGTGGCCGGATCGAATGCGCGTCGGATCGTCATGTCGTTGGCGATCTTTACCTCCCCTTGATAGAGGTATTCGCGGGGCTCTGCTTCAAGGACGAGGCCGATTGGCTTTCCTTCGATCGCCTTTCCGCGATAGCCCTTCACGATCTCGCCTTTCATGGTGCGTACCTTGCCTTCGACCCATTCGACCGACTCGGTTTTGGAGCAAAAAAGCATGGACTGGAAGATACCCATACCAAAAGCCTCTTCGCCGTCGCTTTTGACGATGCAAAGCGAGAGCCACGCCGTGGCTCCATCATTCGATTCGAAGTAAAACCGGAGCATCGCGGCTCCGTTCTTCGTTTCGTACTGCTCTGCCTGCAGGATCTTTCCTTTGTAAGCCCCAGTTTCAAAGATGCGGGCCGGGGTTTCGCTCCTGATGGCAGATACCTTGTCGGCCTTGATAGTTCCGATGATCATTTAGATTCCTTTGCCGATTCTTCGGCGGGTGTTGAAATTCCGTAGTACTCGCAGATGGCCTTGTCGACCTCTGCAAGGTCGTTGTCGATCTCGTCTTCTTCGAACATCCCAAGAGGAGATTTCACGGTGTCGAAGCCTGAGTTGTGAGTGCGAAAGAGGTACTTGCCCTGATCGACCGCTGTTCGAAGGACGGTTGTGAACATCCCTTCAATGACGATCTTTTCGTCCAGCATCTGCCCGATCGTTTTGATGCGCGTCACGCCATCCTTGACCACCGTGTGCGCAAGGAGATAGACGCGTTTTGCATCGTCGAGCTCTGAAGCGGTCTTGGCGAGATCGAACCCGCAGCCGCCGATCTGATTCCACTTGTCATAGCCGCCGACGTTCCGCAACTCCATCATTCTGAAGGATAGGAAGTACTGCCAATCGTCGATGACGATGATCTCCTTTGAGGTCTCCTTCATGGACTGAAGGATGAAGGGGACGTTGGACGTGCAGAGGATGTTGCCGCCACTCAGGCGTGTGAGCTCTTCTCGCTCTCGCTTGTTCTCGACAACTTTTTTAGTTCCGAGCTGAACAAACTTCCATCCAGTTGACCTGAAAGGAAGCGGTTTTTTGACCGGTTGGATGATTAGCGTTTTGGTTGGATCGATATTGCGAAGGGAGCAAGTCTTGCCTGACCCACTTTCGCCCAAAACAAGCGTTCCGTAGCTCATGTATGATTCTCCGTGTGGTTAAAACGCGAAGACTTCATCGAACTCTTTTCGCATGCGCTCGATGTCGTCTTCGTCTTGACCTGTGAGAGGGGTGTGGGCTGAAGCTTGCTCGGCTTCCCACACCTCTTTTGCTTTGCGCTCGTAGTCGGGGTCGAAGGTCTCCGGCGCGAGGGAGTGCAGGTAGGACGGGGTTTTGAGGCCCGGGGAAGTGTCGTGAGCGAAGTCGCGCTTCATCAGGAAGCGCTCGGTTGCTTGAGTGTTCATTTGAACCACCTCATGAGGATGAATTTGACGCATGCGAAAAAGCCCGCTTGAACGGGCTTTTCTGCTGTCTGGGGTACGGGCTCCATCTCCTTGCGGATGCTCACGGCGGGGCGCGGCTTGTAGCGCTTGCGCTTGCGGGAGCGCTGCGAGGAATGCGTGCGGTGCGGGTGTGCGGGAATGGTCATTGCGTTTCCTTCTCGGAGCGAGTGAGATCGCTCCAAAGCGTGAAGAGTGCGAGACGCTTTGCGCCTAGCTTGGCGTCCAGTTCACCTATCAGGCGATGAACTTCATCTTCCTTGCCCTCCTCGTAGCGATCCCGGATGATTGAGAGCTCTCCGGCCTCCTTGTGAGACCAAGCGTGAGACTCGCGGAGCTTCTTGAAGATCTGAATGAGCTCCTTTTTGGTGCGCCTGTTCATGCGGCCTCCCGATGGCGCTTGGCTTCCTCGTACTCGTACTTAGACCATTCCTTGCAGGCCTTGTCGGCCTTGTGCAGGATGCGGTCGATGATGTCGAAGAACTCACCGCCCTTGGCAGCCTCGCGGTCGAACGCTTCGCGGAAGCCCTCGACGTTGTACAGGGAGCGCTCTAGGACGCGGCGTGCGCGGGTCTCGCGGTCATAGCTGGAGAGGAGCGCCCACCACACCCCAAGTTCGTAGAGATCGCGGTAGAAGTCGATCTCGAGCTCAGCCGCGCCGGAAAGGCAGCGCGGAGTGAATTCGGTTTCGTTCATGATGAAGCCTCAGTTGGTAGCGAGGTATTTGAGGAGGTATGAGCCGCCGTAGATGACAAGGCACATCGTCGCGAAGAAGATGACCCCGCCGATGACGCCGATCATCTGGGCTTGATGCTCTCTGGCGAGCTCAGCCGGGGTGAAGCCCTTTGCCGGGGAACCCGTCAGGGCGTCGAGAATGAAGGTCTTGATTGACATGGCGTGCTCATGAAAAAGGCCCCGGGGCGCGAAGCCTCGAGGCCGTTGGGTATTCAGGTTCAAGCCGTCTCCCGGCATGCCATCCAACCAACAAGTTGACAAAACTAGAAGCGGCTTGAATCTGGGCTCTCCGGAGAGAGCATGAAAAAGCCCCCGCTCCTTTCGGGGCGAGGGCCTGATTGTTCGCGTCAGCGGTTAGTGACGATGCTTCGGGGGAAGACCGCGAAGTAGGTACAGGGCGAATGCCGCACCGATTACGCCGAAGATGGCTACTAGCGTCCATAAGTCCATGTTCATCGCTCCAAAAGGTATGTGAGTAAGAGGCTGACCGTCAAGAACCCCAGTCCAATCAACGCCCCTTGGAAGTTGTACTGGAAAAGCCCTAAGGCCAGACCTGCAACACCTACTTTCTCATAGATGTCGGCGATCCTTTTCACTAGAGCGCGTTTTTGATTGTCAGTAAGTGTCACGTCGTGTCCCCGTGTGTCTCTGCAATCCATTATACGAAAAGTCAACCTCAGACCACTCTTGCGAACAGGCTGAAGTTGGAATCTCCCTCTGGGGTAAGCTGAACTTGTCGCGGCTCTCACAGTGCGACTTTGTTCAACTACCTCAGAGGAGAAAACATGAGTGTTTATGACGTGCTTGCTCAAGCGATTGAGAAGCGCCGAGTGGTGACGTTCACATACGATGGATGCTTTCGCGTCGTCGAGCCTTTCTTGCTCGGCACCACCACCGCAGGGCGTCCCGCGCTGCGCGCTTACCAAACAGCAGGCGGTAGCAGGTCAGGCACAGTGCCCGGGTGGCATCTGTTCTCGCTTGGCAAAATCGTCGGCCTAGCCACGTGCCAAAAGCGATTCTCCGGCGTGCGAGATGGGTACAACCCCTCTGATAAAGGTATGCAAGCCATCGGCGCTCATATTTAGCCTGAGCGCCGCAGTTACACGGCCCCGGCGGAAGCGCGGGGCCGTTGTGAACTGCACAATCGCTGTCGTGTTGAATCATGGCGTTCTCCTTCAGATTCAAGCCGCCTCCCCCTGTTCGTTTTCAGGGAGGAAAACGGGAAGCGGCTTGAATCTGAGCGCTTTGGGTCTCCTTCGGAGTAAGGTAGAGAAGTCCGGTCACATGGACGTTCTTTAACCCAAACTCCGAAGGAGGAAACTCATGGAAGAAAAAGAGTTTTTCACCCGAGAACAGGCGGCAATGCTCATTTCTCAGCTCATTCAACATGGCGCGATTGCCTTTCCGATAAGCCGCGAACAGTTAGCCTGGCTCACCAACGAAGAGCGCATCGAACGCCTCGACGCTATCGGCGAGACATTGCTTGCCCTGCTTCGTCAGATGACTGGGAAGCCGGATCTCAAGCCATCTGAATCCGAAGGATTGCTCAGAGAGGTGAAGCGCCTTGAAGAGGATCCTGATCGTCCGAATCCTCCGGATGAGGAGAATCCTTTCTAAGCACAGCGGCGCGTTCGCGCTGCGCTTCCGCCAAGGCGTAGCAGGTTTCAGAGGCGGCGACTAAGTCTTTAAAGGCTTCAGTCGCCGTCATCCCTCTGCTGAGGATGGCGGGATAGTTGTCGATAACGATCTGCAGGAAGTAGAAAAAGTTGACTTCTTGACGTTTCATGATGAATCCTCTTGGATGGATTGCGGAGTTAGGTCAGTCAAAGAGCTTTCCGGAGAAAGTGCTTTGATTGGCCTCCCCGTCCGGGTGCTGAGGGCTTCGGAAAGCAGGCTCAGCACCGGGAAGGGGGCGTGTCTGGAGGGATCGACCCGACGCCCGTTTTCGGCGTCTTCTTCTAGGGAGGCTGCTCTGCCTCGGTCCCATCCGGCTCCGGCTCTTCGCCGTCGCTTGCCCCACCCGGCTTCCGGCCGGAGGAGGGAGATATCGGCCTATATGTGTGCCGATAGATGTGACTATAAACATGTCTATCATCAATGTCAATAGGTGTAGCTATACAAGCATGTATAAAAAAGCCCGTATAGGTAACGGGCTAAGAAAGGTTCAGGGGCATTCTATCGTCTTCGCCGATATGACCGCCGGTGTTCAACCATAACGCCAATGACGGCAAGTCTTTCTGTGCGCGAGTTGTATATTGGATAGTCCTCATTAAGTGGGATCAATTCGAAGATTTCATTCCCATATTCGTCATATCCGCGGGGACGATATTTTTTGAAGGTTGTTTCCATGTCATCTGAGAACTTACTGACCCTTGTAGCAATCACAAAATCACCAGGCATCGGATGAATAGTAGGGTCAATGACGATGATGTCTCCCTCTCGGAAATCTGGTTCCATCGAACTTCCAATAACCTTGAGGGCGTAGCAATCGTCGGGCAGGTCCATGTCTACCCAAATGAATTCTCCGCTTTCGATTGCTGCCTGTCTAGCGGCAATTTGCCCTGTTGACGTGGGATCTCCAGCCTGTACATATGAAAGGATGGGAATCCTTTTCATCCTCCCACGAATAGGCTCAACATTGCTTTGATTAGCGGGAAGCTGGCCGTTTGATACAAGAGGGTCTCCTACGCCATTAACGATCCAGTTTTGATTGAGAGGCAATTTGGAGCAAATAGCAAGAGCCGGAGCGGACTTCATGTTTTTCGTCTTGCCCGACACCCAACTTGCCACAGAGGGCTGCTTGATGCCCGCCAACGTGGCTAACTCCGATTGCGAGATATGGAAGTGCTGAAGCACCCAAGAGATTCTTTCTGAAAGCGTTGTCATGATAGACAAGCCTATCGGTTAGCGTGAACGGAATGTCTATTACTTGTGATATAGTTATTTCTATCACTATCTATAAATGTAAAGAGACACCTATGGCAAAACAGAGCAATCTGCGTGCAACTGCGATCGCTCGCGATCTCGTTCGCGAGGTCGGTAGTCAAAGGAAGACCGCCGAACTTGTGGGTGTGAAGCAGCCGTCAGTATTTGCATGGACAAAAAACGGGCTCACAGCGACTCGTGAAAACGATCTTCGATTCCGCTTTCCAGAACTTCGGGTCTGGAAGCGTTACCCGCCGCTTACCTCTGCTGAGGCCAACTGATGTTCATTCGTCCAGAACTTCGCAAGGGCGATATCGATGTTCGCGTGAAGGCCCCCAAGGATCTTGTCGATAAAGTCGACCTGATCTCTCTTGCGCTTGGTCTGACGCGGCAGGACATCGTGCTTGTTGCTCTGGATGCCTACCTTAATGAAACGCTGGCAGTAGCAAGAGTACTGAATCAAGTCGAGGCATCGCAACGGAATTCAAACGGCGTCATAACGGCAGGAGATGCGCGATGAGTTATGCCGCAGAGAGATGGGCCAGGGCGCAGAGGGTAGGTAATGCCCGCGCTAAACAAGTACTTGTAGAGCTTGCGAATTGCCACAACGGCAAAACGGGCAAGTGCACTCCGGGCATCAAGTACCTCCATGAGGTAACTGAGCTCAAGGAAGACACGATTTCTACCGCGACAAATTTCCTGCAGTCGAAAGGCTTCATCAAGAAGACGTACGTGGCTGTCGAAAAAGGCCGCGCAATCAGCTACGAACTTCTCGGCTTCAATCCTCAGGAATGGGAACGGAAAAAAACTGAGGATAGCACCGAAAACGGGTTGACCCAAAACCGGGGTAACCCCGAAAGCGTGGGTACCCCCGAAACCGGGGCGACGGATAGCCCCGAAAACGGGGGGACGGGTACCCCCGAATTCGGGGGTGAAACAGGGAATAAGAACAGGGAAAGGAACAGGGAAGTTATGTGCGCGCCTTCCGGAAATTCGTCGGCTAACGCCGCCGTCGCATCTGCGCAAGCGCAGACGCCCTATCCCGAAGACTTCGACCAGTCTCTTTTCGACGAAGCTCGCTCGATGGGTTCAGAACCCAATGTCGAGATCACCATCGAAGCACCTGCGCCTGCTCCCCAAAAGCGCAAGGCCGCTCCTCGACGCAGGCCCGCCACTCCATGCCCGTTCGACGCCGATGCCTCTATCCCCGATGAGTACAAGGCCATCGCTGAAAAGGTCGGCATTGGGAACCCTCAGCGGGTCTTCTCAACGTTCGTCAATCACGCCCTTGCTCACGACAGAAGACTTGTCATCTGGCCCGCCGGTTTCCGAACGTGGTGCTCAAACGAACTCAAGTGGCACCCCGACCAAAAGCCAAAGCCGAAACCTCTCCACCAAAGAACTGCTGACGATTACAACTGGTGAACCCCATGCCTGAACTTCAAAAAGCTTTCTCAAAGCAAGCCCTGCAGCCGATATTCACGCAGATTGAAGCCGTGCGTGTTGCAAACCCGCCTCCACGAGCTCTCCCCAAAAAGTCCGAGCGCGAGCTAAAGGCGGACGAACTCAGTTCGCGCTTCAGCGAACTTCACGTCTCTCTGTCCCGCTGCCTCTCGTGGCTTCGGCAGCCGACCGCAGAAACCTTCTCGAACTTTCAGCTCGACGCGGCCGAAAAGGATCAGGCCAAGGCGCTCGCCATCTCGAAGCGCTTCTCCGAACGCCTCATGACGCGCTTCCTTGATGAGTCTCACCCCGAGGCCGGAATCCTTTTCCTTGGGTTCACAGGAACCGGCAAAACGCACCTCGCTAAGGCCATCCTCACCGACCTCGCGGCGCGCAAGGCACCCGGATTCTTCATCCCGGCGTCGGAATACTTCGACCTTTACACGCCAGCCTACGCTGCGAAGCTCGATCAGCCGCTCTGGAAAATCCGCCAGTGGCTCGCCTCGACCTCCTGCCTCGTCATCGACGAGGTGGGTACAAGCGCTTGGACCGACGCCCGCAAAGATCGACTGCAGCAGATCATCGACCTGCGTACTGCGAACCGACTCCCCACCATCGTCACGACAAACCTCGTCGCCGCTGACTTCGATGCCGCAGGCGCTGAGCGTATCGCCTCGCGCTTCAATCAGGTTCTTTACCCCATCAAATGCACTTGGTCGGACTTCCGCAAGCGCTCTGCCCTCAAAAACCTCAAGCCCGAGGAGGTGTTCTGATGGAACCCACTACCGGAATCCACAAACGCTTCATCCACGCCTTCTCACGGTGGATCAGCCGGACGACCTTCATCCTGAGGGAGCGACATGAGTGAGTGTCTTCGCTGCCGCAACTGCGCACCGCTCGATCCGCTGCCGAAAGGCGATCCGCTTCGCCTCCACAGAGGCCAGTGGGGGATGCTCGCCAGAGGCCTCGTCTACTGCTCTCTCCCCGGGGAGATCGGCGGATACAAGCGATTTCGCTCCGTCGAGTCCGTGGACTACTGCGAGCACTTCGAGCCCGAGCCCGATGCCGACCGCATAGCACGCCGGATTAAGACCGTCAAGATTCTTCGCGCCGCCTTCGACAAATGGCGCATCGATAAGCAACTCAAAGCCAAACAAGCAAAGGACAAAAAATGACGCTCAAGAAAGTCTCCCGTCTCATGCCCATCGATCCGCCTTCCAAGGAACACACGCCGAAGCGCCCGCCTTTCACTTTCACTGAGGTGGACATCGACGACATCTCCACCTATCCGCCTGAAGGTGCCGCGCTCTTCTTCGTCCTAAAAGAAGGAGCCTGGGATCGCTTCTACGGCGAACGACGCGGTTTTACGATCTTCGCTGACCTCTATGGGCTGACGTTCAAACTCGATCAGATCAAAGCATGGAGCCCAGCCGGCTTTACGAAGTATGAAGAACGCACTCGAGAGGAGAAGAAAGTCCGTGGTTAAGCTCAACATTCCCGGTACGCCTCAGGGCAAGGCACGTCCGCGCTTCTCTCGCACCGGCCACGCCTATACGCCCGATGAAACCCGTCGCTACGAGGCCCGTGTAGCCGTTCTTGGCAAGTACGCGATGTGCAACCGAGACATCATGCGCGGGGCAGTCAAGATTTCTATCCTCGCTGCTTTCCCTGTGCCTGCTTCGTACTCGCAGAAACGCCGCGCAGCATGCCTGCAGGGCTGCGAACGACCTGCCAAGAAGCCGGATATGGACAACATCATCAAAATCATCTGCGATGGACTCAACGGCATCGCGTGGAAGGATGACGCTCAAGTCGTTGAGGTCTCTGCTGCCAAAACGTACGCAGAGTTCCCATCCGTCACCGTCTACATCGAGGAGCTTTCATGATCGATCCGATATTCTCCAAACGCTTGCAAAACTGGAGTCGGTGCATTCGAGCTCGCAGGAAATCATTACCTTCGCCGACAGCTCAGGTATTAAACGAACTCCGCCTGAAGTATGGCCCTCCAGCTATTGAGGAGTACCGGAACGAACCTCCAATCTCGAGTGCTGATATGGCTGATGCGGAAAAGCTATCTGCTGCCTATGGGGGACCCTGGCTAACTCCACAGGAAAAGCGCGTGCTTCAAATGGTCTATGGAGAAGGGAGGCACGTCGGTTTGTGCGCTAGGGAACTCCGCGTGACGTATCGCGGTTTCTTGCGTGCATTTGATGGCGTGTGTCAGAAGTTCCAGAGAATCATCAAAACGTACTTTGACAACGATGGTTGAGGTATATATACTGAACATACAATTTTTAGCCGACTTCCATTGCGATTTCGAGAGTTTTGCCACGGGGCAGCCTTTTTGCACCCGAAAGAAACGTAAGCCCAGTCAGAGATGACCGGGCTTTTTTGATGCCGGAATAAGTAGCGTCGAAATACATAACATTTGCAAAAATGCTAACCTCATGGTAGAATATTCACGTGTTCAACCAATAGAGGAGATCATGAAGCAAAGTGAATTTCTTCGGTGGCTTAAGTCGAGAGGCGTTGAGGTCACCCACGGAACCAGACACCTTCGCCTGAGAGTCCCGGGGAACCCAAAAACGCAAACCATGCCTCGACACCCCGGCGCAGAGATGAATGAAAGTATCCGCAAGGACATCATTCGCGATCTTGGCCTGAAGGAAGTCTCTAAGAAATAAAACACACCCCCGCCTTAGCCGGCGGGGCTTGCTGCATGATCGTATGTCTGACAAATGTCAAATTTCGATTTTCCATGCCGCTTTGAAAAGCTTAAGGACGGCACTGAGATTGTTCGTTGCCGGGATCTGCCCGAACTTCTGTCATATTCCGTGGATGGCGAGCCTCTTGAAAATTGGGCCCGTTATGCCGTCGAGGATTGTGTCGAGTTCCGTATTAAAGATGGAGAACTTATTCCGGAGGCGTCACCTGCGCTCCCCGGTGAATATGTTGTTCGTCTGAGCGCAAATCAGGTTGCAAAAATTCTGCTTTCAAATGCGATGGCGCGCGATGGTGTTTCTCGCGCCGAACTCGCTAAGAAGGCCGAACTGAAGCTTCCTGAAGTGACGCGGATTCTCGACGTTCACCATCCAACGAAGATCGACCGTATTGAGGCCACTCTTCGGTCACTCGGCCATAGGCTTCAGCTGTCGATTGCCTAAAATCAAACCAGGACCGAACCAGCTTTTCACTTTGCTTCACTGGTTCCTGGTCCTGAGCACAAGGGCTTCTCTCCGGAGAGGCCCTTTCTCTTTGAGAGGAAGGTATGGTCAGAAATTGGGGCGATGTGCGCGAAGTCCTTGAGGACATCGAGCGCGATCGGTTAGAAGAAAAGCTGAAGAAGCTTGACGACAACCTCACCATTGCTTCACAGCTTCCAACGACTGACCCGGAGGCTGTGGCCGCCCATGAGGCAGAGAACCGGTACTACGAGCATCTGCTCATGCTGATTGAAGCCGGACTCGTTCAAGGCGTGAAGGTGCGAACGAAGCCGGCGCCTCCACCGTGGTATTACGACATCGAGTATCCGCGCCTCACCATGGAAGGGCATGACCTGCTGGCCGCTTTGCGGTCTAAGACGGTTTGGGCGGCTGTCAAGGAAAAAGCTTTCAGCCTTTCCATCCCGATCACGATCGAGCTGATTAAGACTGTTCTGTCATCTATTGCAAAGGGGATTTGATGCCGCTGCTGTCTCTCTGCTCCTATCCAGGCTGTCGGCACCCGGTGCCGCGCGGCGAGAAGTACTGCGACAAGCACAAGGGAGCCGGAACCAGGCGCGAGCAGTTGCAGAAGAAGGAGCGCTGGGAACGGCGCTTCCGGAAGAAAGGCTCGTCGGCGGCCAGAGGCTATGGTGCTCGCTGGAGGAGACTTCGCGAGCGCTTTCTTTCAGAACACCCTCTTTGCGAGGAGTGTCTGGAGCGGGGGCGCGCGGTGCCCGCTACGGACGTGGATCACATCAGACCGCATCGGGGAGATGAGGCGCTCATGTGGGATGAAGAGAACCTTCAGGCCTTATGCCACGCCTGCCACAGCCGGAAGACGGCCGCGGAGGATGGTGGGTTTGGGAACGCTACGCGTCAAAAGGCCCCAATCGCTAACCATGGGGTAGGCGGGTCTAAAGTCGATTACACACGCATTCAAGACCGCGCCCCTACCTAGATTTTTACGCGTGCAAAATTTGAGGAATTTCAATGCCCGGCGGAAGACCCAGAAAACCGGATTCGGTAAAGGCCGCCCAGGGCACTCTTCAGCCCTGTCGGTCGCTTGAAAAACTGGCCGCGACGACGACGCCTGAGCTGGCGCCGACCCCGCCGGTTGGGCTGACGAAAGAGGCGCGGGCGGCGTGGAAGATTGCGATCGAGTATGCGCCGAAAGGCCTGCTCGTCGCTACGGACTTCACGGTTTTGGAGCGGTGGGCGAGAAACTACGCGCTTTACCGGAAGCTTGCAAAAGCGGTTGACCATGACGGGACGACCATCACGGTACTGAAGGCGGACGGCTCTACGGAGCTCAAGCAGCATCCGAACGTGAAGAGTCTGGTCGCCGTGCAGGGGGTCCTTGCGGCGTGTGAGCGAGAGCTGGGGTTTACGCCTGCCTCGCGCGCGCGTGTGAGACCCGCTCAAGCGGAAGAGGAAGAGAAGGATGACTTCGAAGACTTTTAAGGATCGAAGATGACGGAGCTGCTGATTTATCTGAGCGCACTGCTCGGCGGGATTCACCGTGTTGCGTGTTTCGGTAGTGGGGTGTTCGCCGGCCTTGGAACAGGCTGCATCCTCGCAGCGAGCTTTCACCCGCTGATGTCCCCGCCCCGCCGGAAGTTCTTCATCCGGAAAGGCTGGAGCTGTCTGCAGCTGACGCTGATTTTTGTTTTTCTCGCCCTGATAGTCCCCGGTGAGGAGACGTGGCGGGAAATGTTTGGGCTCTTCTTGGAGAAGTAGGCATGGAATGGCTTCATCTTGCGGGGGACATCGGGGCAAGCATCGCGATCCTGGTGTGCCTTTACTTCATTTGGGATCTGCGCAAAGAAGTGGAGACGCTCCGGGATCGCATTAGCGGCGGGTCACTCCCGGAGCTCGATACCCTGGAGGGCGGCGAAGAAATGCCGCAGGTAGAGGGCATCGCGTCGCGCGGCGGCAGTCAGGTCGCGAGCGAGAATCTCCCGCTCGGCCTCAAAGGTCCGCTCAAGTCTGGAGCTTCGGCTGATATCGCCGGGGTCCGGGAGCTGAGCGTCGATGAGCTTGTTGAAGCTTTCGGCGCGGCACTGCGCAAGGAACGGGAGATTTATGAGGCCGGCGCTGATCGCCGCCTGGACGATCTTAGAAGCTTCCTCAAGAGGGAAATTCGTTTGACTTACTGACATAAAACCCTCCGTGGGGTGGTTTGTGGAATTGAGACGCCTCAATCATCTCACGGAGGCAGACGCATATGACTGCAAAGAAGACTCGCGATTACTGTGCTATCGCGGCGGACTACGCGGCGCGCGTGCTTGACGGAAGTCAGCTCGCATGCAAGTGGGTCAAGCTGGCGTGCCAGAGGCAGCGCGATGACTTAAAGCGATGGAAAGAGGACGGGCCTTTCGTATGGGACCCGGAGGCGGCATCAAGGGTGTGTCGGTTTATCGAACTCCTGACCCATACGAAAGGGGAGCTCGCCGGTCAGCGCATCAATCTTGAGCCCTGGCAGGCATTTATCCTGACCACGGCGTTCGGGTGGAGGCGAAGAGAAGACGGCGGGCGCCGATTCCGACGCGTCTACATCGAAGTGGCTCGCGGAAACGGGAAAAGTTGTTTGTCGAGCGGCGTAGCGCTCTATTGCCTTGTGGCTGATAACGAGCCCGGCGCCGAGGTGTATTCCTTTGCGACGACGCGCGATCAGGCGAAGATTGTCTTCGGGGACGCGAAGCGCATGGCCGAGATGAATTTGCCGCTTCGGAAGCGCTTCGGCCTTGAGGTGCTTGCGAATGCGCTCTACGTGCCTGGCACCGGGAGCACGTTTCAGGCAAAGTCTGCGGAGGGCTCGACGCTGGACGGTTTGAATACGCATCTGGCCGTCGTCGATGAACTCCATGCGCATAAGACCCGAGCGGTCTATGACGTGGTTGAAACGTCTCTCGGCAAGCGCCGGAGCTCGCTCTTGTGGTGCATCACTACCGCGGGGTTCGACACGTCGGGCATCTGCTATGAAGTCCGGACGATGAGCACGCGGGTGCTTGAGCGTCAGGCGATAGACGAGACGCAATTCGCGGTCATCTACACAGCGGACGAGGATGACGACTGGACCTCGCCTGAGGCGTTGGAGAAGGCGAACCCGAACTGGGGCGTGAGCGTACGCCCGGAGATGATCTTGTCGCTTCTCGCGAAAGCGAAGGCGCTGCCGTCAGCCATCAACAACTTCAAGACGAAGCACCTTGATATCTGGTGCTCCGCGTCGAACGCGTGGATGGATATGGGGGCCTGGGGTCAGTGCGAGGACAACACTTTGCGGCTTGAGGACTTTGAGGGCGAGCGGTGCATCATCGGGCTCGACTTGGGCTCGAAGAACGACATGACCGCCAAGGTCAGAGTTTTTCCGCTTGAGTCCGACGGTCCGACCAGGTACGCGGTTTTCTGCGACTTCTACCTTCCGGAGAGAGCGGTAGAAAACGCTGTCAACTCTCAGTATTCCGGATGGGCCGAAGAAGGCCATCTCCATGTCACTCCCGGCGCGATGACGGATCTGAACGTCGTCGAAGAGGATCTGAGGGAAGACCTCAGCCGTTTCAACGTCGAAGCCGTGGTTTATGACCCATGGCAAGCGACGCAAATGGCGACGACGCTTTCTGAGGATGACGCGCCCATGGTCGAGTGCCGCATGACGGTACAGAACATGAGCGACCCGATGAAAAGCGTGGAGGCGCTGGTACTGGACCGCCGGCTTTTGCATGACGGCAACCCGATTCTGACGTGGATGATGGGGAACGTCGTGGCCAAGCTGGACGCGAAGGACAACATCTTTCCGCGGAAGGAAAGATACGAGCAAAAGATCGACGGCGTGATTGCGCTCATCATGGCGATGGGAAATGCGCTCGCCGACGATAACGACGACTTCAAGGGTTTTGTGGAGTCGGGTCAGGAAACTTTCTTTGAGTGGTGATGAATGTTTGTAAGGCGACTTGTCAGCTGGGTGACCGGGTGGGGAGGGCCGCTCGGCACCGCGTCCGGGCAGGAGCTTGGCCTGCCGCTGGCGCCGATTATTGACCAGACGAAGCTAACGCCGCCCGATGCGGCGCTGCAGATTTCGGCGGTCTTCGCGTGCGTGGAGATTCTCGCGCAGACAATATCGACGCTTCCGCTTTATGTCTATCGAGATAAAGGCGATGGGCGCGTTCCGGACAAGATGAACCGGCTGTGGCTGCTGCTGCACGAAAGACCGAACGATTGGATGACGCCGTCGGAGTTCCTTTCGGCGATGGTTGTCAATCGCATGCTTCGCGGGAATGCCTATGCGCTCATTGAGCGCGATGGCACCGGGGAGCCGATTGCGCTGATCCCGCTGTCTCCCGACCAGATGGAAGTTTCCGTCGTCGATGGCGGAGAGGTTTACGTTTATTACCAGGATGGCGACATCACGGCGCTTGCGCCCGAGAACGTCATTCATTGGAAAGGCCTCGGCAATGGGTTCCTCGGGCTTTCGAAGCTGGACTTTATGCGCGCCACGACCAATGAGGCTATCCGGTCGCAGGACAACGCGAATTCGCTGTATGGGAAGGGATCGAAGCCAACGGGCGTGCTGCAGACTGACTCAAAGCTGAGCGCGGAGCAGGTTGCGGCGCTGATGACGCGCTTTCAGACGAACATGACTTCGTCCGGCGGCGGGCTGATCATCGCAGACCGAGGGCTCAAGTATTCCCAGATGTCGCTTTCGCCCGCTGATGCCCAGCTCCTCGAGACGCGGCGCTTCACGATTGAAGAGATCTGCCGGTGGTTCGGGGTGCCCGGCGTACTTGTCGGAACAACGGGACAGACGACATGGGGCTCCGGCATTGAGCAGATCGTTTCGGGGTTCCACAAATTCACGATCGGTCCGCTCTGCAAGCAGCTCGAACAGGTGCTCGAGCGAAGGCTGAAGAACTACGAGCCGATCACGATCGAGTTCAAGATGGACGGCTTTCTCCGGACGGACCCGGCGAGTCGGGCGGCCTTCTATTCGACGATGAGCCAGAACGGGGCAATGACGCGAAACGAAATCAGGCGCCTGGAAAACCTCCCGCCGGTAGAAGGCGGGGACGAGCTCACGGCGCAGAGCAACCTCGTGCCGCTGCGGAAGCTGGGGGCAGTGGAGCCTGCGTCTTCTCCGATCAATGGCGAGCCAGTGAGGCAGTAATGAAGGAATTCAAGAATATTCAACTGAAGGACATTGACCTGAAGTTCGAAGGCGAGAGCCGCAAGTTCAGCGGCTATGCCTCGGTGTTCGGGGGCAATGATTCCTACGGCGATACCGTCATGCCGGGCGCGTTCACGAAGACGCTTGCCGCCTACGGGATGCCGAAAATGTTCTATGGGCATCAGTGGGGGCTTCCTATCGGGAAGTGGACCGCGGCCATAGAAGATGAGAAAGGCCTGCGCGTCGAGGGCGAGCTTACTCCCGGGAACCCGCAGGCGGACGCGGTGCTCGCGGCCCTGAAGCACGGAACGGTTGACGGCCTTTCTATCGGCTTCAGCATGCGCGGCGGCGCTCAGGATGAGAAGAAGGAAGGGGGCCGGGTGATCAAGTCCGTCGGACGCCTCTTCGAGATCTCTGTCGTGAGCTTCCCGGCGGACGGCGCGGCCCGCATCACGGAAGTCAGGTCTGAAGACCTGGATGAAATCGAAAGTATCAGAGACCTCGAAGGTTTCCTGCGGGATGCAGGCGGCTTTTCGAAGTCTGCCGCGACGGCTCTCGTCGCAAAAGCCAGAAAGCTCTTCCAGGATCAGAGGGAGTCTGAAGCCGACGAGGAGAAGGCGACCACGGAGCTTCTTGAACGGATCAGGAAGCTTGAAAAATCCATTGGAGAATAAAAGATGGAATTCAAAGAAGTACTGGACGCCCTCGACAAGATCGAAGGCAAGATGTCTGAAACCGCCGCTTCAAACAAGGAGCGCCTGGACGAGCTCGGCGAACAGCAGAGGAAGTTCGCGAATCAGATCCTCGAGCTTCAGCAGAAGGGCGTAAAGGTTCAGGGCGAAAAGCCGGAAGCAAAGTCCGCGGGCGATCAGTTCATTGCCGCCGACGGCTTCAAGGCGTTTGCCGCAGGCTCCACGCAGAAAACTCGCGTCGAGCTTTCGGAGACCTTTGCCAAATCTGAGACGAATGCGCTCAACCCGATCACGACTCCGACCGGCGGCATCATCCAGGCGTACCGTCGCCCCGGCATCATGCCCGGCGCTTTCCGCCCGCTCACGATTGAAGGCCTCTTCCCGTCGCTTCCGATTTCGACGAACTCGTTTGAATACGTGAAGGAGCGCGATGACGGCTTTGTGAACGGTGCGGCCTTCGTTGCCGAAGGCGCACAGAAGCCCTTTGGCTCGACGTCCTTTGAGACCGTGACGGGTACGATCAAGACGATCGCGCACCTTGCCCGCGTCTCCAAGCAGCTCATGGCGGACGGCCCTGCCCTCGTCGCCTACATCAATCAGCGCCTTGTCTACGGCGTTGATCTGGTGGTCGAAGACCAGCTGATTTCCGGCGACGGGACGAATCAGAATCTCACCGGCATCTTTACCACCGGAAACTTCACGCCCCACGGCGCGACGACGGCCGACCTTCCGGCGAAGAACGCAACACTCTTTGATCTGATCCTCTTTGCGAAGACCAAGGTTGAAAAGGCGTTCTTCCGTCCGAACATCATCCTGCTCAATCCGGTGAACTGGTCGCAGATGCTCATGGAGAAGAACGCCTCCGGCGACTACTACCTCGGGCACCCGGCTTCTGTCGCGCCGAAGACCCTGTGGGGTCTTCCGATCTGGACGACCCCGGCGATTCCGCAGGGCAAGTTCATGGTCGGCGACTTTACGCAGGCGGCCACGCTCTGGACGCGTCAGGGCATGACCGTCGAGCTCTTTGAACAGGACGTCGACAACGTTCAGAAGAACCTTGTGACGATCCGCGCCGAGCGCCGCCTCGGCTTCGGCATTGAGCGCGTGTCTGCTCTTGTCGGCGGCGATCTTGCGCTGCCGGCCGCGGCCAGCGCTCTCGGAAAGTAAGGAGATAGAGGATGGGCGTGGAAGTTTCGACGGCTCTTCCTGCGGTGACTTTGGACGAAGCCAAGCTTCACCTGAGAGTTGAGAGCACGGCTGATGACGATCTCATCTCCGCGCTCATCCTTGCCTGTACGCAGATGGCCGAGCATGAGCTGCAGCGCGGGCTCGTCACGCGCGAGGGGACCGAGGGCTACGGCGATTCTCCGGAAGCCGTCCCGGCCGCTATCCGGCAGTGGATTCTCGTGCATGTCGCCCATAACTACGAGCACCGCACTTCGGCGACGGAGGGGGCTTTGTCGCCGCTCCCTTTTGTGAGCGCGCTGCTAGACCCTTTTAGAACGTGGACCTGATCATGGACCTTCCGGAAATTGGCGAACTCAATCGCCGCGTGAAGATTCTCGTACGAGAGGCAAAGCCGGACGACAGGAACGGCTTTTCGCAGACGACCGTCGAAAAAGATGAAGTGTGGGGGAAGCTCGCCGTAGTCGGATCGGGGATGTATTTCGGGACGAAGCAGGTGAATTCGGAAGTGACGCACCGCGTCTACATCCGAAGCTATGAAGGGCGGACACGGCCGCAGGATCTGTACGGCGTCACCGAGCTGGTGATCGATGGGGTGCTTTATCGGGTGAAGCGGGTTGCGGATGCCGGCGGTGAGCGCCGCTTCACCGTCATGGACGTAGAGGAGAAGGGAGATGCTGGTAAGCGCGCAAGTAGACCGAGGATTCCGGAATATTGACTATGACCCGAGGGCGCTGAGGAAGCCACTCCGAGCCGCGGGCAACGAAGTCCGCAAAATAGCAAGAACGCTCATTGCCCGGCGAGCCGTTTCAGAGGCCGGGCAATACCCGGGCAAGCAGACGGGCCGCATGCAGAGATCGATCCGCGTGCGGCTTTCTCGTTCCGGGTATGCGGCGATGGTCTCGCCGTCGAAGACGAGCTCGATGCCGGTCTATTACCCGGCTTTTGTCGTCTACGGGCATCGGGGGCCGAATACGGAAACCGAAGCACAGGCCCGCAGGCATAAGAAGCGCCCGGGCGAAAAGGTGGCGGCTCCGCGCAGGAACTTCATCGAGGATGCCGCAAAGCAGGCGGCCCCCGACTTCAAGAGGTCCATGGCGGACGCCTTGGCTAATGCAATTAAACCGGGGCTGATATGAGACTTGATCCGATCATTGCCGCACTTCGAAGGAGGTGCCCGTCTTTCGAGAACCGCTTTGCGGGGGCGGCCGAGTGGGCAGGACTTACGGAGGATGAGGCTCCGGCTCTGCCTGCGGCCTATGTCGTCCCGCTCGCTGAGGATGCGGGCGGGAATGAGTCGCGGGTGGGCTATCTGCAGACCGTGACGAACACTTTTGCGGTGATTGTTCTGGTCAGCAATGTCTGCGACGAGCGCGGGCAGAAGGCTTTCGATTCTCTTGAAGGCCTGAGGCTCGAGCTCTTCCGCGCCATCCTCAGCTGGCAGCAGGATCCTCCTGCCGAGTACAGCGAGATTGTCTACTCGGGCGGGCAGGTGCTTTACATGGACGATGCCCGGCTGGCTTTCCAGTTTGAGTTCTCATTCGAGACCTATCTCGATCTCAGCGATACGTGGCAGGGAGTGGACCTCGATGAGCTCGGACCTCTCGAGGGCGCGGACATCAGGGTTGACTGTGTTGAACCGTCGACCAAGAAGAATCAGCCGGACAACCAAATTGAAGCAACTTTGAAGGTGAACCTATGAGTGTTTCTTTCAACACCATCCCGAGCGGCGTGCGAGTGCCGCTTTTTTATGCCGAGGTAGACAATTCCGCGGCATTCACGCCGTCGGAGAGCACTCAGAGCCTCCTGATCGGCCAAATGCTCGATACGGGCACGGCAGAAGCCGGTAAGCCGGTGACGGTGTCTACCGCGGCCATGGCCAAGCAGCTTTTCGGCCGCGGGTCTCAGCTGGCCCGTATGGTGGTCGCCTATCGCACGGTCGATAGCTTCGGCCAGCTTGTTTGCATTCCGCTCGCTGACGTGACGAACTCCGTAGCCGCCTCGGCAGAGGTGACTTTCTCCGGAAAGGCGACTGAAGCCGGTACCCTGAGCTTCTACATTGGCGGTTCGCGCGTGCAGGTCTCCGTAGCAGAAGGCGCGGAGGCCGGTGTTGTCGCGCAGGCTCTTGCCGACGCCAGTTCGCGGGAGAAGGACCTGCCGGTTACTGCGGCGGCTGCGGCTGCGGTCTGCACGCTCACGGCGCGCAACAAGGGCTCGCTTGGCAACGGTATTTTGCTCGCGCTCAATCTGCGCGGGCCGATTAACGGTGAAAAGACGCCTGCGGGCCTTGGCGTAGTGCTTGCGGCCATGGCCGGCGGCACGACTGATCCCGAAATTGCCCCCGCAGTGAAGGCGATGGGCGATGCGCAGTATGACTTCATCGGCGCCCCCTATTCGGATGCCGCGGTGCTTGACGCCTTCCAGACGGAGATGAACGACACGTCCGGCCGCTGGTCGCCTTTCCGGCAGATCTACGGCCACGTATATACGGCAAAGCGCGGCGACGTGAATGCGCTGAAGACGTTCGGCAACGCCCGAAACGACCAGCACTGCACGATTGTGGGGGTTGAGCCAGAGCTTCCGACCCCGATCGAAGAGGTGCTCGCGGCCTATCTCGCCCGGACGTCGGTGTTCATTTCAGCCGACCCCGCGCGGCCCACGCAGACGGGCGTGCTCACCGGCGTGATGGCCGCTCCTTCCGAGAGCCGCTTCATTACGACCGACAGGCAGACGCTTCTTGAAAACGGCATTGCGACGCTTACGACGACATCCGGCACGGTCACGATCGAGCGCGCGGTGACGACCTATCAGCGCAACAGTTTCGGCGACGCGGACGCATCGTATCTCGACAGCGAAACGATGCACACGCTCGCATACGTGCTTCGCCGCATGAAGTCGCTCATCACAACCAAGTACGCGCGCCACAAGCTCCCGAACGAAGGGGGCCGCCACGGGGCAGCGCCCTCCGCGTA